CCTAGCTGATGGCAGAAACAAAAGAGATAGTTACAGAAACGGTGAACCAAGGATAATGTAATGTTAATGGAACTACCCAAAACACCTATAGTCAACGTACATACAACAGAGAACAGAGGCTTTACACCAGAAGAAATAGCCAAGAGATGTTCTGATAAAATAGTAGAGGTTAGTGATACAGCCTCTCCAGAGATAAGAGAGCAAGCAAGAGCCTTCAAAGAACATCTAGAAAAAGTTATAGCGTTTTACATGAAAGAAGCTATAAAATCAGACAGAACAACTATTTACAATGCTATTAAAGATGCAGGTCAAGAACAGCTTGCAGAACATATAAGGAGACTATAATGGCTATATCACAGGCGATGTGTACGTCTTTTAAAAAAGAATTACTAGAGGCAAAGCACAACTTTCTAAATAGTGGAGGTAATACTTTTAAATTAGCCTTGTATACATCTAGTGCAAGTCTAGACGCATCCACCACACAGTATACAACAAGTAATGAAGTATCAGGAACAAATTACACAGCAAAGGGTGGAACCTTAACAAGAGTAGACCCTAGCACATCAGGCACAACGGCTCTTACAGACTTCTCTGATCTTACATTTAGCAATGTAACACTAACAGCTAGAGGAGCGTTAATATTTAATGAAGACACTACTGGCGATACATCTGTATGCGTTTTAGATTTTGGAGCAGATAAGTCGGCATCTTCTGGTGATTTTACCGTTGTATTCCCAACGGCTGATTCAAGTAATGCGATAATAAGGATAGCTTAATGGCATTTGTAATAGCAGATAGAGTTCGTGAAACGACAACGACAACAGGTACAGGCACTATCACCTTGGCAGGTGCAGTCACTAACTTTGAAACTTTTACTGCTAATCTATCTAATTCTGATACAACCTATTATGCTATTGTTGATAATACAAATGGTGCTTTTGAGGTTGGTCTAGGAACATTTACATCATCTGGAACTACGTTAGCACGATCAGTATTAGCAAGTTCTAACAGCAATAATCTTGTAGATTTTGGTGTAGGAACCAAAGATGTATTTATCACAGTGCCTGCTAGTAAGATTGTCGTTGAAGATGGCAGTAACAATGTCGCCATAGGAGGCACAGTAACAGCCACGGCTTTTAGCGGTAGCGGTGCAGGTCTTACAGGTGTTGACGTAGTAAATGACACGAGTCCTCAGTTGGGAGGTGCATTGGACGTTCAGACTCACGATATTGTAACTACATCAAACAGAGACTTAGAGTTAGCTCCAAACGGCACAGGTAACGTAGTTGTAAGAGGAAATAGTAATCAAGGGAAGATTACTTTAAACTGTGAAAGCAATAGTCACGGACAAGCTATACAAGCACAGCCACACTCTTTAGGTATAGACAATGTAATGTTGCTTCCGAAAGATGGAAACTCAACTCTTGTATCAGAAATATCTACACAGACACTAACAAACAAAACATTGACAAGTCCTGTTATAGAAACAGTAACAGGGTCAACGATTACGTTAGACTCAGCAGGAGATATAAACCTAGATGCAGGTGGAGCCGATGTAACGCTAAAAGATGATGGCACTACATTTGGTAGTTTAACAAATAGCAGTGGTGAGCTTGTTATAAAGTCAGGATCAACACCTACAACAGCCGTAACCTTTAGTGGTGCAAACGCAACATTTTCAGGAAACCTTACAGTAAACGGCACAACAACAACTGTGGATACTACAAATACAACTATTAAGGACAGTTTGTTAGAGCTAAACAGTGGAGCAACCTCAAACTCTAACGACTGTGGTATAGTAATAGAGAGAGGTTCTACTGGCGATAATGCCATAATAATGTGGGATGAGAGTTCTGATACATTTGTAGTAGGAACAACAACAGCCACTGGAGCATCTACAGGAAATTTAACCGTTACAGACGGAGCGTTACAGGCAGGATCACTAGACATATCTGGTGACGTAGATGTAGACGGAACGCTTGAAGCTGATGCCATGACATTAAATGGTACAGCAATTACAACAACAGCTACATTGTCCACGGGTATATCAAATGGTAATGTTTTGGTTGCAAACGCAAGTGTTGCAGACAATGATTTTTTGAGAGTTGACGGAACAAGTATTGAGGGTTTGAGTGCCGCTGAGGTTACCACGCAACTAGGAGCGGCAACAACAGATGACATTATCGCATTAAGTATAGCGTTAGGATAAAGGAGAAAACACATGGCAAATGACGCAATAGCAAGCATACAGGCAACGGTGCTTCCTGATGAGATAGCCAAAACGCTTTCGGCTACTATGACGGTATCGCCTTCTGATGCAAACGATAAATGGTATTTTAAGAAAACAAGCGTATCAAACTCTAGTACAGATTTGATAGCAGGTAACTATACGGATTACACAGCCGTTGATGATGACACAGCACCGACAGCCGTAGCGACAGGTGATAAAGTAAACTTTTTATTTATTAAGAATATTGATACAAATAGTAGAAGTATTTTTATAGTGTTAGATGCAGGCACAGCGTCATCTTCAGTAGGTGATGGGATTACGATAGGTCCGAATGAGTTCTTTTGTGCAAGATTACCTAATACAACAGTTGCTGATATACACGCAATATCATCAGCATCCACAGCAGAGGTTTTAGTTTGTGCGTTATTAGATGATGTAGGATAAAAAATATGCCTAATACATTTAAAAACAAAATTAAAGATGGGAGTAGCACATCAGCAAATGCTTTTGCCACTGTGTATACTTGTCCTGCAAGCACTACAACAGTTGTGCTGAGTATCAATCTTTGTAATATTACATCAAGTCAGATCAATGCTAAAATAAGATTGGTGGGTGATGAAACAGGGCATCTTGGGTTTAACATACCCATACCTGCTCAAAGTGCATTTGAATTTATGGCAGGAAACAAAACCATCATGCAAGCAGGACATAGTTTACAAGTATCCTCTAACACAGCAAACAGCCTTGATACAATCATTGGAATAATGGAGCAAACGTAATGCCTTACATAGGAAGTCAAGTTGGTTCTAGTTTTTCATCAAGACCTGCAACGCAGGAGTTCAACGGAGATAACTCTACAACGGTCTTTACATTAAACCAGACTGTAGCTCAAGAAGATATCGTAGTCAGCGTTGACGGTGTAATACAGGAGAGTGTAGACGCATTTACAGTGCCTAATGGTACAAACCTTACGTTTACAGAAGCTCCATCAACTGGCACAGGCAATATCTTTGTTATTTATCTTGGTGCAACAGATACAAGTATTACGATACCGACACAGAACAAAGGCAACTTTAAGAATGGTGGTATGTTTAGAGTCAACTCACAGACTGTAGATGTGGATACAACGATAGAAGCTACAGAGAATGCTACAGCTACAGGACCTTTGACAGTATCTTCTGGTATAACTATCACAGTAAACTCAGGGGGCAATCTAGCAATCATATGAGCAACCTTCTAGTACAGAATATAAAACACACAAATGGCACTACGGCTCAGACTGTGGATAGTTCTGGTAGAGTCACATTTCCACAACGCATAGCTTTTATGGGTAAAAAAACAGATACATCAACTTTAAGTGCTAGTTCATCAACAAATGTAACATTTAATGCAACTGACCTTGCACACGCATCATGGGATGGCACTACCTTTACAGCACCAATAGCAGGGGTGTATAGATTTGTTATTAATGGTCACAAACAATCGCTTGATGCAAACCCTCTTGAATTAGCAATTTTTAAAAATGGTTCTCAATTTGAAACAGCATACTCTCTTGCAAGTTCTTCTATTAGAACAAGAAATTCATGTGAAGCTATTCTATTACTGTCTGCATCTGACACGATTACGTTTAGAGTGTTGCAAGGAGATACTTACGCAGGGGGTAGTGCAAATAGTTCTGGTCTTATGTGTGCAGGACATTTTATAGGATAAACAATGAGTACATTAAGAGTAGACAGCATACGAGGACAGACAGAAGATAATGTTAATAAATATGTCGTTCAAGTGGTGCAAAAGGTTGATACGGCAACGACTACATTTACTAATTCTGGTTCAAGTGCAACATTTGTGACTTGTGGTTCTTTGAGCCAATCATTTACACCAAAATTTAGCACTAGCAAAGTTTTACTCAGAGCTTGTTTAGGTCATGTGGCTACAAACACAGCAGATCGCTTTGCGTATTTTAGATTTTCTGGTGGAAATACTGCAAATGGTGTGGGTGATGCGTCAGGAAGTAGGCAACCAGTATTAGCCTTTCATTACTTTCAAAACGCAGCAGATGGTACGTCTGTGACTTTTGAATATTTAGATAGTCCAAATACAACATCTGCTATTACATATGCTGTTCAGATAGCTCCTAGTTATTCTAATGGTAACTTAGGTTTAAATTTTTATTTACCAAACAACACAGATGCGGTTTATATTCCTCTAGCGGCTTCAACCTTAACTATTATGGAGATTGCCCAATGAGTACACTATCAGTAGACACAATACAGGGCAAGACTACAGCAGCAAATGTCAAGTTACCTTCAGGTAGTATATTGCAGACATTGAGTTTTGAACAAGACGGTAATATTGATACAACAAGCACTTCTTATGTTGCAACTGGGTTTGTTTGTTCTATAACTCCAAAATATAACACAAGTAAAATTCTTTGGACTATAGCAGGAGGATTAGTGAGTTATGGAAGTGGAAATTGTATTGGTTATACTCAATTACATAGACAAATAGCTAGTGGGGGTTATTCTTCTATTTATAATGTAGGTAGAAGATATTTAAATAACTATAGCTATTATGAGCCACATTCTGCTCAATTTTTAGATTCACCAAACACTACTAGCCAAGTAGATTATCAATGTTTTTTTAAAACAAGTGCAAATACATTTTATTGGGCAGGTGATCCTCATCCTACAGACAACGCAGCAATTATTTGTATATTACAGGAAATAGCACAATAGGAGAAAACAATGACAACAATAGCAAACGCATTAACGAGTTTAGGAGTTACAGAGTGGGTTCTTAGAGGAGAGCCTACAAGTGAAGAAGAGTTTAACCAGATGTTTCGTAAGGTTACTGGAGCAGATGAAAATGGTTCAGCAATCGAAAGCTCAGACCCAAAGGATTGGGGTGTAACATATGCACAGGTAGCAGGTGAAAAGACGTTACTACAAAGCCGTGAGCCAATGCGATTGCTTCGTATAGAACGAGATAGATTACTGGCAGAAACAGATTGGACTGCGTTAGGTGATGTAACCATGTCAAGTGCCATGAAAACCTATAGACAACAGCTTAGAGATTTACCTGCTAGTTCTGATCCAAAGCTAGACAGTAATGGTGGATTAGACATGAGTAGTGTGACTTTTCCAACTAAACCAAGCTAGGAGTAACAAGTGGCATTAACTAAAGTTAGAGGAGCAGGAGCAGAGGGTCTTACGTTA